TGCCATTTTTTATCCCTTTAAGGCTTTTTATTTTTATGTTCTATTTATGCTTAAGGTTAATTAGAAGCTGCCGCCATTAACCGTAGGTAATCCTATTTGAAAACTCTTTGGACTTGAGTTTTGATTTGCAGTAATACTAATTCCGTTAGCCGTTAAAAAGTTTACAGTATCTTCACCAGAAGCTACCAAACCAGGCTGACCATTAACTTTCCAAGTCTTGAAACTACTTCCAAGTGCAATTTTGACCGCACCACTTCCTAAATCACTAACTGAAATACCTGTGTCGGTGTCAAAACGAAGTGTCGTAACATTTGAAACTACATTGCTGATCTGTCCAGCAGTATTGTAGTTTGAAACTGAGATTACCGCATTGTTGGCCTTTGTAAATGCGGCATTTGCTTTATCGAAAATCTGTGATTGTTGCGAAACATAAAATTGACCACCAATCGCAAGATATCCATCACTATTTTCCGTACCAATAAAAAATACATTACTTGCATAAGAGTATGCAGGTTCAGCAACATTCAGCGTAACTGGTGTTGAATTTGCTGATGAATATTTTATCGATAGTGGTGTATAAGACATTAGAATCTACCACCGTCTACAGCAACAAGCGTAGTTATAATTGTATTAGCTTCAAATTTTCCAGTAGTAGAATTGAAAATAAGAGCCTGATTGTTTTGAGGACTGACGATGTTTGTATCTGTCAATTCTCTTAAAGCAACATTAGGTTTAGGTGCAAAGTTCTGAGCAGCAATCGTTGATCTGGTTTGCTGCGTTAATTTTACTTGCCCTATATTACTGCCAGTGTTTATTCTAGCATTAACTGCCATTATTGTGTAACTCCAGGTGAAATAACAATAACACCCTCTACAACCCTAGTTTTAACTCCTGTTGGAGATGCAATCAGCAAATCAAATACTTGTCTACCTGGTGTAAGGTTAGCAGTATTTGCCGCTGTCATAGAGAGAGTGATTTCACCATTGGCATTACCAGTAATAGTTGATGTAATTACTGTGTTTGAAGTTGCATAATACGATTTACGCATTTGAGAAGATGCTGTATAACCGTATAGGTTTATAGCAGCACCAGCAGTATCTTCTACATTAACCGTTGTTGAAAATGTAGCGCCTTGCTCAATTAGTAATTCTGTGAATGCTGCCACGATATCTCCTTAATTTTACGGTATATTTAGTCTAATTCGTTGTTATACTACCAACAAAAAACCCCACCGAAGTGGGGTTTCTTTTTATGTTTTATATCTTACTCTTCTGCAAGCTTTGAGAAGTATGCAAGATCATCACCCTCATCTGAAGTTGTAGCATCATCTACCCATGGAGCAGAATCTTCGCTTACAACCTTCTTAGGGGCTGATTTCATTTGCTCAACAGTAGTCTTGGCTGCTACTACTTCACCATTCAAACCAAGAACCTTGTCTAGACGAGTTTTCAGTTGATCATACGACTTGAAGTTCTTAGGATCAAGAAGTTCCAACAACGAATGCTCAGATTTCCAAACTTTCTCAAGTTCAGCATCATCATCAAGAAGAGGACCAGGTTTATCAAATTCACACTTGTCATAGTTTTGATAACCATCAACCTTGCGAATTTTGAGTTTGAAGTTAGCACCATTCCATAGATCGAATGGGTTCATAGGCTTTTCATCTTCAAATTCTGGATTCATTGCACCAGTGATCTTATCGAAAATGATCTTACCGAACTTGTAGCGAAAGACTTTGCCATTGTTCTCTGGGCGCTTAGGATCTTCTACGACATAAATGTTCGCAATATAAGACAGTTTGCGTTTTTGATCACGGGCAATCTTTTTATTCGCTTCAGTACCAGTATTCCAAAGCTTGGTGTTATACTCTGAAACAGGATCATTTTGACCCAGAGTTGTCAGAGAATTTTCGATGTACCAACCACCAGGACCTTGAAAGCCATGAGAGAACATCTTGACCCAAGGCATTGCATCATCACCATCTACTTGAGACTCAGGAAGAAAACGAATAACAGCATAGCCATTACCAGACTTATCGACTTCTGGTTTCCAGAACGATTCATCGATTGAGTTTTCTTTTTGATTCAGGGATTCGATAGCTTTGGTAAGCTTGTCGAGATTTGAGGAATTGCGTTTGAGATTTGCGAAAGACGACATATTGTACTCCTTATTAACGGTATATAAACGAGATATTAACGACTTATTCACATGCAGCACATAGTATATCATTTATTTAGCGGCAAGTCAAGCTTTCTTCAACATGCTTATTCATTATTGCCTTAAACTTATTTCTATCATATTCAATGAATGGTCTATACTTTTTAAATAGTGTCGCCCATGTAGGAAAGATAATATCATCATCTATTTTTTCTTCCCATGATTCCATGAATCCTAATAGATCATCCATGATGATTGTTGTTTCTATTGCAACAGCACCACTCATCGTTTCTTGTAGAAGTTTGGGGAACTGCCCACCTTTTACTGAAAGAAATGGTGAGCAATTATCAAACAGATGTGTTAGATCATTATCGAAAATGTAAGACAACGATTGGTTACGTTTCTGCCATTTCTGATAGACTTCTTCCGCCTCATCTGTCAATAATTCACCCACCCATTTCTTTTTCATATCCAAGAAATTGGCTACAAAAAACTTGCCCGCATCGTCTATCGAATATTTTCTGGATAACCTGTAGAAAAAATATTTCGATCTATCATTCAAGAAATTTTCCCGCTTCAGTTTTATCTTACCATTATACTTGAAATAGTCATATGATTTTGTTGTGAAATGGAGTTTTAATCCATGATATAGTTGATATACTTCCCAACCACCATTCTCATTCATATCGGTAATTTAGATGTTTTCTTGATTAGATTTTGTGCTTCTGCTTGTTCACGTATTTTAGATTTCAATGTAGGAGAAATTAAAATAGCGGCAATTTCAATTTCCAAACCAGTCTCTTTGCAATGATGTGTGATTGCATCCAAGTATTCACAATCCAATTTCTTTGCGATATCTTCGATCAGGCTTGAGAATTTTTTAATTTCTTCCTTCGTTGGCATTAACTTTCCTTTTCCTTTTTAAATGAGATCCAAGTTCCAAAAAATGCACCCAGACCAGCAGGTATCAATAGCAAAGGTTCTTTCACAAACGATACAGTAACGAATCCTGATAGAACCATCAACATAGTCGCCCACAATGATGCTATGAATCGACCTTTGATCTGTACTGATTGCACATAGGCTGACCATGCATAATCTAGTATCGTAGCCATTATGAAAACCCCCGCAAATTTAAGAACGAATTCCATTAAATTCTACCATAAAAAATGTGATTACCGATCTGAGCAATTATATATTTCCTATTCCAACCTGGGTTAATGTATTTTGAATGAAAATATAATGCGTTGCTCTTTGCGAGTTTAGCATGGGAATAACCATCTGTCAATACTTTATGTGCGATAAATTTCGCTTCTTCCCACATATACTCATCCATTTTAGCATATTGCTTTAGACAAGTCCATGAAAATTGGCAGATAGTCACTCCATCTTTTTTTGTTTTCTGGTAGACAACTTCACATATACCAGCTGGATATTTCGGTGAATTTGTTCTATTGATTGTTACTTGTGCGACTGCGACTTTACCTTCGAATGATTCATTCCGTGCTTCATAATAAATGTTTTTTGCAAGGCAATTTATATCTTTTTGTGAATATTTTGTTATTGATACGACTTCTTCCTTGATAGGTTCTTCATAATCGAAGAAATCTGAAGATAATGATTTGGATGTATAAGTTGCAGATAATAATAGACCAACTCCAATTAAGGATAGTTTTTTGAACATGATAACCCTTTGGTGGTTGATAGGGGGGTTTGAAGGTACCCCCTATGACCTGATCACGATTCTAGATTAGAATGTGAAACGAACACCTGTAGAGAAGGTGTTGCCCTTGAATTGTTGGGCATCTTGAACGTTGAATGACCTAGTCATGTCACCAACAATTGATACATTTTTTGCTACAGCATATGATGCAGAAACACCATAACGTCCTACAGTACCATCTTTTCCATTAACTGAATCGAAGCGGGAAATACCTACTTTACCACCTAGAGACAGAGAACCGAGTACAGGAAATTCTTTTCCTAAACTAACACCATATGCATGGTATTGATTCCTTGCGGTTTCAAATTCACCTGCCAACCTAAGACCCAGAACATCAGTCCCGACAGACAATTGGGTTACATCTGCTTTTACTCCAGTATTTCTTCCAACAGACAATCCTGCATCTAGTGCAAGAGTTGATGCCGAAAGAGTCATACCAAGCAATACAGCCATTAATGTTTTCTTCATTGTTGAATTTCCTATGTTATTGAAAGTGCAAGGTGTTTTGGTTACAAGGAACACCTTGCGAATCCCCGTGGAGTTTACGCCGCTAGGCGAAGGTCTCCAAAGTATGCATCGTTTGCATTTATAGTTTTGCTTGATTTACGGTCATC